TCATCCATTCCAGCAATAACTGAAAGATTATCTTCACCGTAACCAGCAATTACAGAAAGATCATCACCAGCCATAACAGATACAGGGATTTCCATTGCATTGTCAATCGCACCCAGTACACCAGTTGACTGAAGCAGTCCAAGACCACCAGCAGCTACCATACCATCACCGATCGATTTACCGAAAGATCCTTTCAGGAATTTAGGGAAAAATGCACCGATTGCAATTACACCAGCACTTTTTAATTTAGGATCCAGGTTAGGAAGAATTTTTCCGCTGGAAGTCAAAACCCTTGCAGCAGCTGCACCGGCAACAAGACCAGCAGCATCCATCAAGAAACTTTTACCGATTGCTCCCATTTTGCGAGATTTTCTCCTACGGCTGGGTGCAGACCTTTTTTTTCTACGTGCCATTTTTTTTGTTTTTTTTTGTTTATGTGGGAAGCAATCCCAAGATTTTATAATAATCCATTTTCGGCAAAGCTAAAATGGGATTCTTTTGTAATTATAATATGATCTAAAACATTAATATTATGATAACTTGTTGCTTTTATTAATTGTTTTGTCATCGTTTTATCAGCATCAGATGGTTTTAAATTTCCAGATGGATGATTGTGGCATAATATTAAACCTACGGCACCCATTTGTAATGCACCAGCTAAAACTAATCTAACATCAACACTTGCAGAACTTATTGATCCAATACTGTGAACGTAAACACCTAATACTTTATTAGCAGTGTTTAAGTATGCAACCGCAACAAGCTCTTGTGTTTCTATTTTGTTTTTTCCTATAAATCTTTTAAATATTTCAGCTGCATCAGTTGAACTTTTTACTGTATCAGTTGAAGTTTTTTTACCTCTCGTAACCCTTAATTTAACATCAGGAACTAAATTTTTTAAAGTGCTTAATTTACTTACTCCAGCAACAATAATTTCTTTTCCAAATTTATAACCTGATAAACTTACAAATTCAGAAGGCATTTTTGCACCAATTTTATTAAAATATGCAAATTTTCCAGCCTTATTTCTAATTACCTTATAATCACCCTTTGCATTTGTATTTATACCTCTTGGATCTTTATATACTGTATCCCTGTTTTTATAATCACCAACCTTTTTCTTTTTAGTACCTGAAACAACCTTAATATTCACATTATGACTTTTTGTGTCTTTATGTAATCCAGTTGTTTTTTTAGTTGCAGCTTTCTTTTTAGGTGCAGCTTTCTTTTTAATGGCACCAACTTTTTTTACTTTACCACCTTTTGAATAGCTAATAGCAAAAGCCTGTTTAACGGCTTGTGCCTGTGTCAGTGATGGGTTCTTTTTGCGAAGTTTTGCAGCTTCAGCAACTACCTTTTTGAACTTTTCCCTTGCTGCTTTTTGTTTTGCAGTCATAACTATTTTTTTAATGTTTTTTCACACCAGGTGAGCATTTCATTTCCACCCCACAACTGGTAACTAATATAACCGCACTTGTCCTGATCCCCAACATAAACTTTTGCCCTTTTCAAATATGAATAGATCTTTCTCACAAATTTTTCATCCAGCACTGCCCTATTCATCAATTTCATTCCTGTTTTCACTCCAGTTGCATTTTTGCAACTTCCTTTCATAAGATTCAAAATATATCCTTCAGTTGCGTTTTTGGAAGCCTGTGCTGGATAATTTGAATACATTCGTAAAGGTGAGGGAAAGTGATTATTTTTTGCGACTGATCAAATAAATTACCAATGCACCACCAATTACGATGGGCAAATAATTCATTTTTTTAGATCCATCAGCATTAAAATTTTCAGCCTGGTTAACAATACTGTCAATTTCATCCTGACTTGCCTGTTCTACCTGGGCATCCGCTTCCAGCTTTTTTTCCACTACATTTTTCACTTGTTTTGCTAAAACTTGTTTTCCAACTTCAGCAACTTCCTTAACATCAATTCCCAATTTTGACAAAAATTCAGCCAATTTAATCAGGATGGGAGAAGCAGTGGCAGCAGCAGCAGCAGTTCCAGTGGCAACTACACCAATTTGACCTTCAGAAGCAAATTCAACATCTGAACCCAAAAGCCTTTTTTTCTTTGCTCCCTGTTCTGTTTTTCTCAAAAGTTCATTGGGATTTCCACCCAGGTTCTTCCACCAGTTTTGTGTTTCATCTGCTCTATTGGTAAAAGCATTTTTCAACTTTGTAGCTAATCCCATAAAGTTCAAACCTACCAAAAGAAGAAAAGACCCCCTGGCTGGTGCCAATGCTATTTTCAAAACTATTTTCTTTTTTTCTTTAGGTTTTGCAACTGGTGCAGCCTGTGCAACTGGTGCAGCTGGTGCAGCGGCAGCAGCAGCAGCCTTTTTTTTCTTGGATCCAAATAATCCTACCTGGTTTCCAATACCTGAAACACTATATAGTGGCATACTGGGTGATTTATCTATTTTGTGATAGTAAGTTTTTCTTTCGTTAAATTTTGATAGTACAGGATCAATAAAAAATTCATTGCCTTGATGATCCTGGATTACTGCGAAAACGTGATGCGGGATTTCATCCAGCAATCTGTAACTGGCAAATCTGTAATATATTTTGTTGTTGATCAGTCCTTTTCTTTTCAGACTGTCCAGCACTCCCATAATAAACAAAGCATAATTTTTGCAGTCATTTTTGCCCAGGGATAAAATTGCACCTGGTGACATTATCCTTTGTGCCTTGTCAGATTCTATTTTGTACCTGATATTCTTTTTGAGAAATTCAAACAACTTTTTTGCAGTTTGTACACCATCACCTGAATAAAAATCTTGACTAATTTTATCATATTCACTGGCATACATTTTATGTGCAGAAAGCATTGCAGAAATAATATCAGGAACTTGTTGATCCCTGACCAACATTTTGGAATTTCCGCCAAACGGCTTCAACCTACCCAAAAGTAAATTTTTCTGCATTAGATCAAACTTGCTTTATAATCAAACGGAACTACAATTCCGTCAAAATTTCCAGTTCCTTTTACAGTGTATTGAAGACCTTTTTTCAACCATCCTTTTGATGTGATCAGTTGAAGTATTCCGATAGTAGGTGATGCCTGTATTTTTAATTCAGATTCAGACCTGGCAGCAATTTTTTGTTCACCAAAACTTGAAAAATCAGCTATCAATTTGTCACCCAGGTAAACTTCACCAGTGATGGCAGAAACCTTTGCAGTTTGTCCAGTTGGATTCTGAACACCAAAAACAAGCTGGAATTTTTTATTGGCAAAACCAAGTTTTTTGAAGATCAATTTTGTTCTATTTGCTAACTGACTTTTGCCCAGCAAATACCATCCTGTCAGACCAGCTAAACCAATTAAAATCCAATTTCTCATTTTCAAAATTTTCAAATAATAACCCAAAATTACTGAAAATTATTCAAAAAAATAAATTTAGGACAATTTAGGTCAGAAACCAGGTCAGTTTATAGGTACACCCGCCCCCCTGTAAGGGGGGCGGGTGTCCTACCCAGGTTTCCTGAACCATTTTGACCATCAGTAAAACTGACCTAAACTGACCAAAAATCATCTAAATCACTTTCCCTCACCTTTAGCAACTAAAAAAGGGGCAAATTGCCCCTTTTTGATTTGTATGTAGTCTTGGTATTTGTTAGGATGCCTCTGTGAGGTATTCTCTGCCCTTAAATTCCTTTGTTCTCTTGTCATACAGGTTCACATACCATCCACCACTTTTTAACGCAAATTTGAGCAGATTTGGCACGTTGTTAATATTCCTGTACTTCCTGGGTGATATTCCCGTTTCAGGTTTAAAAAAAATAATGGCTGTAAAAAGTTTCATTTGTTAGATATTTTCTATTTTCGTGGTAAGGGAAAGTGGTTTTTCGTTTGGAAGATCATTTGTCAAGTAGGATCAGGCGACTGGTCCTATTTTTGTTTGTACATATCCCCTGACTTAATTATTGATCCATCCAAAATCCAATCTTTCAAAAGTTTCTTGCAAGTGGTGGTACCCTTCCCAGTAAATTCTTCCAGGTCAGAAAGCATTTCCGAATATTTACGGGGTTGA